TCTGCTCACAGCGTCAAATTATTTTTCTCAGTTGCGTTATAAAGTTCTCGCTTGCACAACATCTGGTGGTATGATTACTGACGTGGGGGAGAGGTGGCGCAACTCCCTCCTAGTCATGTCTCTGATGCCTGGCAGCTTCAAATATGGCTCCCCCACACCTATCACCCAAACGCAGGCAGCAGTAACCACCGACCCCCGGCAACGCCGCAACAAGGCGACCGGGGGGTTTCCATGGGCATCAGGACCCGAAACGCTTACAATGTCTTCGAGGTGACCACCATGGACTTCCCATTCTCCACCGGAGATTATCGAGGCTCAGACGTTGCAGACGGTTTCAGTCCTGCGAACGTTGATAAACTCTCTGAATCGCTGAACGCGCTTCTGGCCGACTGCTTTGCTTTGTACATGAAGACAAAGAACTTCCACTGGCACATGACCGGCCCGCACTTCCGCGACTGGCACCTGATGCTGGACGAACAAGCAACGCAAATCTACGCCATCACCGATGACATTGCGGAGCGTGTGCGCAAGATTGGCGGCACCACGATCAAGTCGATCGGCCAGATTGCCCGTTTGCAGCGGATTCAGGACTCAGATGAGCCCGGCCCGGCACCAGAGGACATGCTCAAGGAGCTTCTTGCCGACAACAGGACCCTTATCACCCAACTGCGGAGCGCCCATACAGTCTGTGCCCTGGCCGACGACTACGCCTCAACTGCGATGATTGAGGTGTGGATCGACGAAGCGGAGCGGCGCGCGTGGTTCCTCTTCGAGGCGACTCGATGAACCCTGCCGATATTCTCAACGCTATCGGCGCGCTGCCGAGTGTCAAGACTGTGCATATGGCGAAGCTAATCTCATCTACCGGGGGAGTATCCCCGTGGTGCGCAAAGACTCCGCGGCGCATCAATCTCAAGAAGGCTTTGTGGACCAACCGATGGGAAGCTGTTACGTGTGCTAGATGCGTAAAAGCTAAAGCGAATTCAGATGCTTTATAATCCCGTCATGGTGGTAAATCCAATGGCCGACAGGACCCAAAAGACACTACCCAAGCCCCGAGTCCAGCTCTTCGTACACCTCTTGGTGTGTGAGCGTGGCTCGGCCTTGCGTTCGGAGCGTGTCCTGATCCTGCCGGCGAAGCGGGCGGCGTAGCATGGCTGTACTACAAAAGCCTTTGACTATGGAAGACATCCGCGCGCTGAACGTGAACCATCACCGATGTGACGGGAAGACATGCTCTTGCCGGTGTCAACGCCGTTGGCTCATTGACGTGTGGGAAGTGTTCATGGGGCCTGACCCGCGTTGGGCATGTAGATGTCACTGCGACTTCAAGAAAACAAAGGTTTAATAAACTCATGGCAAACCTCGTAAAAGGCCCTCCCCCTCGCTCAAAACGTTCCCCTAAAACGCGCGCGAAGTTCCTTGAGGCTTTGAAAGCTACAGGGAACATCAGTAAATCGTGCAAGTTGAGCCGTCTACCGAAGACATGCGCCTACGAGTGGCGCCGGCAGGATGAGGAGTTCCGGCAAGCGTGGGATGAAGCCCAAGTGGAGGGCGAGGCGGTGCTTGAGGATGAGGCGAAGCGCAGGGCCTATGAGGGCGTGAAGAAGCCGGTCTACCAGGGTGGGAAGCGCGTGGGCTATGTCCAGGAGTACAGTGATACGCTTTTGATCTTCCTGCTGAAGGGAACGAACAAGGCAAAGTTCGGTGACCGCACCACGCTGGCCGGCGACAAAGACAATCCAGTGCAGGTGAGCGTGCTCGATAGTATCCTCAAGGGAGAATGAAGCCGCTCACTGTAGTACAGAAGGCCAAAATCCGTAGTACACTCGTGAACCCAGTCAAGTTTGTACTACATTGGCTGGGGTCCGACTTGTGGAGCGTGCAGAAAGAAATCGCCATGGCGCTCACAAAGCCCCAGGCGAAGGTCAACGTAAAAGCGTGCCATAGCAGCGGCAAAACTTTTGAAGCGGCGCAACTCGCGCTTTGGTGGTTGGCGCGGTACGAGAACGCCATCGTGGTGACCACGGCACCCACGAAAAAGCAGGTCGAGGTCCTGATGTGGGGTGAAATCCACAAGGCCCTCGTCAAGAGCAAATACCCCTTCCCATCTGCCAACCTCACAAAGCTGGAGTTCGATAAAACCAAGTACCCGATGCGGTACGCGCTCGGCTTCACGACGACCGTCCAGCAGCAGGATGAGGGCGTCAAGTTCCAGGGCTTCCACGCTGACCATGTGCTGATCATCATCGATGAGGCTCCCGGCGTTGACCCGAAGATCATCGAAGCGATTGAGGGCATCCGGGCCGGCGGCGATGTGCGCATCCTGAAGCTGGGAAACCCCACCATATCCTCTGGTGCCTTCTACGACGAGTTCCACAGCAAGCGCGCCAGCATCCAACCGTTCACCATCAGTGCGTTCGATACGCCCAACTTCGAAGGCATCAAACTTTCCTATGAGGCTCAGGACTCAGAAGGCGCTCCGATCACCGTAACCCTAGGTGATCCTGATGGCCGCGACCTGATGGACCTGTCCGAAGAAGAGCTTGACCAGAACGTCATGCCATGGCTGACCACCAGGCGGTGGGTCAAGGAGCGGTTCGAGGAGTGGGGGCCGGGAGACTTCCGTTGGGATTCACGAGTAATGGGAGACTTCCCCTCTCAGAGTCCTGATGCCCTGCTGTCTCTGGCATGGCTGGAGCGCGCGCAACGGGACACGCGGACATACGAGGGCAAGGTGGGCATCGGAATCGACGTGGCGGGTCCTGGCGAGGATGAGACGGTCATGGTGGCCCGCTGCGGATTCCAGATTCTCGAAATCATAGGCTGGGGCAATCCAGATCCCCGCGGAGAGCTGGTGAGCGCACTCCGGAAGTATGGAGACACAATCGGGACTCTCAACGTTGACTCGGCTGGCATCGGCTACTACCTCCACAAACACCTGCAAGACCTTGGATTCCCGTCCAACGCGGTCAACGTGGGCGAGTCGCCGGCGGACAAAGAGCAGTTCGTGAACCTCAAGGCTGAACTGTACTGGGGCTTGCGGATGCGCGCAAAGAGCGGCGACCTGGCAGGACTCTTAGACGAAACGTCTATCTCACAGCTTGCCAGCATCCGGTGGAAGCCAAACAGCCGCGGACAGACGGAGATTGAGTCCAAGGAAGCGATGCGGAAGCGTGGCGTCAAGAGCCCGGACCGTGCTGAGGCAATCATGCTGGCATTTGCAAAAGTTGCAAAGAACGGCGCCGGGCTGCTGGAGTATTACCAGGGCATCACGGCGGTGCAAACGGGTGGAGATCAGGACCCTAACCCCAAGACTCCTGGCTTTAGACCTGCATCTACCATCGCCACACCCGTCAAAGCACCCGCTCTGACCGCCTACAACCGCGCTATGGCTGCCCTTGCGCCCCAAGACCTCTGCGATCATTGCGGCAAACCTCTTGGCGATACCGTGGTTGAAGAGGGCATACGCCGGATGCACCCGGACTGCGCAAGGCCATCGTGGGCGTCCTGATGCGTTATACAATTTTGCTTGTTATACGCATCGGGACTGTTATACAATCCGTCCATGAGCAAACTGGTTGCAATACGTCTCCCCGATGAACTGGCGGCAAGGATTGACGAACGGGCCAAAGCGGAATCAATGAGCCAAACTGCGGTGATCGTAAACGGGCTTTGGGCTGCTCTGTGTCCTGTTGAGGTAGCGGAGGGCCACCAGCGCGGCGGCAAGACGGACGCAGCCAAGCGGACGATTCAAGCCCTTGTCGCCCCGAAGCTTGGCAGGACTCGAAAGAACATCCAACTGGTGCCAAAGCGCGCCCTTAGCAGGACACCAGAAAACCTCAGTCTTGCCGACAACCGTGATGCCCGTCCAGCCCACGCACCGGGTTGCAAGTGCCTGATGTGCCAAGGAAAGTGAGGATCTATGAAAATCGAATTCAAAGCCGGGACTCTTGACATATCAGACGTAGACCCATCGCCAGAGGCTCCGATACGAGAAGCACTTGAGCCATTTCAAGGTTTAATCGTGACCGATTATCTCTTGTCACGCGCAAAATCGACCGTGCTCGAAGTGATCGAACAATTTGAATCAAACCCGCTGAAAGATTACCTGAAGGCCCGTCGTTGATACACTAGACCACGGGAGCACAAACCATGGCCTTGTGGGATGAACCGACAGAGATCAACGACGATACAGTGTTTGGAAAACGGCTGAACGACAAGGCATTGCAGAAGATGCCGGACGCTACAGGCGGCTCGATGACGCTCCTGAATCCGAGATATGGACTCTTGAGCGCAAGGAATCGCGGTGGCGTTCGGCCTACTCTTCCAAATCGGGACCCTGAAAACGACCGTCCTGGCCCTGATGACCGCCTCCTGCCATCCGACTTCATCCCCGACGTAGACGAAGAGCGCAACCGCTTCAGCCCTTATCAACCCGTAGCGCCCTTTGGCCCCCCGTCGATCTTGGATGCCCGCGAGTGGGACTATCCCACCGGATACAACCTTGAGATCGTCAACCGGCACATCGTCCTTGGAGAGATGCTGCGGGGCATCGTG